TGAGGTGTACGTGGAGGTGAAGGGATGGTGGCCATCGGCGGAACGCACCAAGTTCCTGGCGGTGATCATGAACAACCCTGGCCTGCCCATCTTTGTTGCACTTCAACGTCCCCATCTGACGTTGAGCAAACAAAGCAAGACCACTTATGCCCAGTGGTGCACTAAGCACGGCATTGCCTGGTGTCCCATCCCCATCCCACCTGACTTCATGCAGCAATGGCTGAACGGTGCACGTCCCACCTTCCATGTCCCGGCCCGGAATGCGAAAGCACAGACGCAGCAACTCAGTACCCAGACGGTTCTGTTTTCTGCTTCTCCTGTCAACAGCGGTACACAACAGACGGAAAACCTTGGACACGAATGAACAAAGCAACATCGAGTTTGCTCAGCACACTGCCCCGATCTGATGCACCTGCCACCAAGCAGGCCCTCATCCGCGGCAAAGCAGAAGCACTCCCCACCCGTGGCATCAGCGAGCGCACTGCTCGCATGTATGACTACGAAGCCAGCAGCTACAAATCACAGCCCGCCCAGGTCGCTAACTACCGCGACGAGAACGGACTGACCATCGCCCAACACATTCGCTACGGCGAGAAGCAATTCGCCTGGGTTGGCAGGCAGAAGGGTCAGAAGATCCAACTGTTCGGCCAACACCTTGGTAGCGAGGGCACCCTCGTGTTGACCGAGGGCGAGGTCGATGCCATGTCGGTGTATGAGTGCATGTACAAGCACCGTCATCAGTCCAAGTTCGTTGTTGCTTCCATCCCGGACGGTGCCGCCTCAGCCAAGAAAGCCTGCACAGATCAACTCGGTTGGATCCTCGGGTTCAAGCGGGTGGTGGTGTTCATGGACATGGATGAACCAGGCCGCAGCGCTGCTGCCGCTGTTGCCGAACTGGTTGGTCCTACTGCTGCTGTGGTCGGTGCCTTCCCCTTCAAGGATGCCAATGAAGCCTGGGTTGCAGGTGACTACAACGCCATCCTGGAAGGCATTGCCAATGCCAAGCGGCAACGGCCAGAGGCAATCGTGCACGCACCGGAGCTTCTGTCCAAGCTGCTCCAACCCGAGAAGCGTCACGGCCTGCCGTTCCCCTGGGAAGGGTGGAACCGGATGACCGAGGGAATGAAGCCCGGCCAGTTGATCATGATCAGTGGTGGCACCGGGATAGGGAAGTCCCTGTTCACCCGCAGCATCGCGCTGGATCTCTGCCGCAACGGCACCAACGTGGCGTACATCGGACTGGAGGAGAGCTGCGAAACCAGCCTGGAGCGGATGCTGTCAGAGCAGATGCAAACCCCGTTGCACCTGGACAAACCAGAGGAGCGGGCATTGCGTGATCCAGAGGAGATCAAGTCGGCACTGGGTACCTTCGCTAACCACCTGTATCTGTTGGATAAGTTCGGCAGCGATGACTTTGATTCTTTTGTTGCCACCGTTAAACATTACGTGCTAGCCGAGCAATGCTCTGTCGTTGTGCTGGACCACTTCTCATTGTTGGCCGATGGTATTTCCCTTGCTACTGATCAGCGGCGGGCTATTGATCGTTGCATCAAAGATCTCAAGACGCTCTGCATGGACCTCAACTTCACCATGCTCGTCGTCTGCCACCTATCGAGATCGACAGGTATTGGCAAGACGCATGAAGAAGGAGGCGAGCCCACGCTTGCCGAACTACGAGGATCTCATTCCCTAGCCCAGATCCCCGACCACGTAATTATGTTGGTCCGAAATCCTCGCTCGGAAGATCGTATCGAAGCCAACACTACTCACTGTTGGCTGAAGAAGAACCGGGTCAAAGGTGAACTCGGTGAGATGTGCAAGCTGGAGTACAAGCCAGCCACCTGCACATTTGTCGAGACGCCCGTTGCTGCCTTCTAGCCATGGAGTACATCCACACCCAGTACACATCCACTGCCCCCCTGGAAGAAGGGGACTACCGCCTCTCAGCTGCCTACATCAACGAGCTTTACGACCATGCCATCCGAAACTTCAACGAACAATCCACCAAGTGGGAAGAAGGAAGCTACCCCTACACCTACGCTCAAGCCTTCTGGAACGGATACGGAGCGGCTATCGCCGGAGTCCGTGACTGCGCAAGACAGTTCCCTGTTGATCCAACGGTGCAGTGACGTGTACTGGTTTCCGGATTCGCGCTATGGCCTTAGCCACACTCACCGCATGGCTCAAGTCTTTCTTGAGTTGGCCAATGAGATTGAGCGGTGGGCGCCGGACCAGAGAGAAGCTGCGATCTGTCATCGGACAGTCATGGATGTCGCTGACCGTTTACGTAGGCACGCCGTTGAACGAAAGCCATTGGATCTCTGATGCAGTGAAGCTGCAGTGTTTTTACCGGGAGGACACGGCACCCGTTTACGTGGGGTCCGTGGGAGATGGAAGGTCTGAAGCCTTCTATGCACTGGGTGACATGGCCCAGTGGTTCATGGAGATGGGCGTGGACATGTCCGACCCTATCTGGGATTTCATCGATCAACTTGCAACCGAGGAACTAGCGAATGCCGCTGAATCAGATGACGCCTGACTGCCCCAACTGTGGGGCATGGATTACCAAGGTGATCCTTACCAAGTTCGATGACGAGTGCGCGAACGTTGTGCGCCGCAGGCACTGTGAGTATTGCGGCCACAGGTTCTACACCAAGCAGCACCATGAGGAGCTGGTGGAAGTGAAGTGGGTCAACGGAAAGAAGGGCAAGGCCACGATCCCCAGGGTGACCAAGGTGTTGCCCACCCCGTTCAAGGGCCAGGTTTCTGAGCCGCTACCCGTCCGGGTGAAGGGGGCGGCATGAGGATCCTGCTCGATGCGGACATGCTGCTGTTCCGTGCGATGGCAGCAACCGAGGTGGAGGTGGAGCTGGCCCCTGATGTGTGGACCAGACACAGCGAGGCGGGTCATGCCAGGGAGATGTACTGGCAGCAGGTGACCAACTGGTGCGACCTGATGGGTTGCAACCTGGGTGACGTGTGGCACTGCTTCACCGATCGCAGTGCATTCAGGCGGGACCTGTTCCCTGGGTATAAGGCCAACCGGAAATCACCCAAGCCGATTGGCTACAAGCACCTGCGGGCTGAACTACTGACCGAGGACACGGCGTTCATGTTCAGCAAGATTGAGGCCGATGACCTGATGGGCATCTTTGCCACGATGCCAACAGGTGATGAGGTGGTGATTGCATCAGGCGACAAAGACTTGATGCAGATACCTGGGCTACACTTGTGGCTAGATACAGGGAAGGAGATTGAGCCGGAAGATGGACTTGTGGTTGAACGAAGCGGTGACACCATCATCAAGCGGAACACGGATGAACATGCAGAGCGTTTCACATACCAGCAGATCCTTACGGGTGACGCGACCGATGGCATCCCCGGTTGCAAAGGGATGGGCCCAGTCGGAGCCAAGAAGCTCGTCGATGGATTCGACATCGCAGACCCTGTGGGTTGCTGGGAAGCGATTGTTCGGGCGTATGAAACGAAAGGGAAAGTGGACCAGCCATCCCAGCTCGCCACGCAACAGGCCCGACTGGTAAGGGTTCTCCGGGCAGGGGAGTACAACTTCGACACACATGAGGTGAAGCTATGGAATCCCCCGACAAACTAAAGCGCATCATTGCATCGAAGCTTGATGGTGAGATGCTTGATGCGTTGGATGAGTTATTCCCTGAACGAACGCCAGAGTTGAATGACTCGCTAGATCAGATCCGATACGCTTCAGGACAACGATCTGTCATTCGTTTTCTTAGGGGGCTGACTGATGGCTAAGAAAGGTGGCGGCGGTGGGAAGAGCCAACCCAATGACCGTGGCCCGGCTGGCAACACTGCTCCCAAGACAACCACTATGTCTGTGGCGGCAGCTCAAAACGCCCAGACCGGCGGTGGCGGGAGCCTTGCCTCTGCTGTCCGCGACGTTGGCGCTGTCCTCAGCAAAAGCGAAGCAACATCTATCGCCAAGAAAACGGGCAAGACTGTTGCCCAGGTCATGGCCAAGGCGCAAAACGCTGGTGTCGGCATTGGCTCCGGTGTTGTCAATGCCTACAACGACGGGAAGCTTGGCCCTAACGGCAACAACCTTTACCAGCTGGGGAACTATTCCACTGCACTTGGCTACAACCAAGCAACAGCCAGGGCGCTAGAGGCCCTGGCCCCACTGCAAAACCTGCAGCTGGGCAAGGGCACGGCCTACTACGGGGCCAGCCAGTACAACATCCCTGCTGCCAGCGGTAGAGATGTGAACAGCGGGGCATGGAGCACCCCAGGCAGCACGGTTTACAACCCGATCGTCCTGCCGCGTGGTGGATACGGCGGCACTGCCGCTGGCCAGGGCGGAGCCGGTGGCAATGGCGGAGCCGGTGGTAACGGCAACGTCAAGAACGACGGCACCATTGAGTCCATCAAGGCGCTCTACGAGCAGCAGATAGCTGATGCCAGGGCGGAGATGGAGAAGTACGCCCAGATGCAGGCGGAACAGATCAACACAATGCAGCTGGATTTCGGGAACACCATCTCCGAAATCCAATCCGCTGCTGATCAACGGGTCAGTGAACTATCTGACCTGATGATGTTCCAGCAGCAGCAGGCTCAGTCCACGCAGAACCTCCTGCAGCAACAGGCCATGGCTGCTGAGAAGGCCTACCAGGAACAGGCTCGTGTTGCCTCTGCCCTGGGTACCGCCTACGTCCCCAACCCAGAGAACTCCGCCGCCACCGTTGCTCTCGGTGATCAGCGCACCACCGAGAAGAAGCAAAGCAACCTCAGTGATCTGGCCATCGTCTCTGGCCTTGGCACCAACTCCAATCCCCTCGCTGGTCTCCAGCTCGCCTGATGAACGACACCGCTGAATCCCGCTGGCGGGACCTGGAGCTATTCCGCAGCCAGTACCTGCGCCGTGCCATCGACTGTTCCAGCCTCACTGTTCCCACCCTGATCCCTGAATCAGATCAGAACTACGGGTGGACTGGACAGCAGTTCAACAAGCTCCCATCCCTCTACCAAGGTGCTGGTGCCAGGGGCGTGAGCAATCTCAGCGCCAAGCTGCTTCTTGCTCTCTATCCCCCCAGCCAACCCTTCTTCCGGTTGGTGATGGACCGCGGCCAACTGGAGGAATACATCGGCCAGAGCGGGGCTGATCCCAACCAGTTGATGAGTGAGCTGGACATCGCGTTGTCCTCCATGGAGCGGCAGATCCTGCAGCGCATGGATCAACTGCAATCACGGCCAGCGTTGTTTGAAGCAATCAAGCACCTGATCGTGGGTGGCAACGCCTTGCTGTACATCGGTGCTGACACCATCCGGATGTACGGATTGCGCAGCTTCTGCGTTGATCGTGATCCTGATGGCAACGTCACGGAGATGGTGATCCGTGAACTGGTGTCGCCCCGTCATCTACCGGCTGGTGCTGATCACCAAGGCGAGGATGACAAGGACGCTGAGGAGCTGTACACCCACGTCAGCATTGACCCCCAGGGTGGAGACAAGGCGGTGCAGTGGTACCAGGAGTACGACGGCAAACGCATCCCTGGCACTGCTGGCTTCAGCAAGTTGGAGACCAGCCCCTGGATTCCACTTCGCCTAAACCGGATCGCTGGTGAGAGCTATGGCCGCGGCCTGGTGGAGGAGGTGCTCGGTGATCTCCAGAGCCTGGAGTCGTTGAGCAAGGCGATTGTGGAGGGCAGCCTGATTGCGGCCAAGGCCATTGGCCTGGTCAACCCCAATGGCACCACCCGTGCTGACGTATTGGCTCGGGCCGAGAACGGGGCA